CAGTTTCTTTATGCTCTTCCAAAATGTCTTGATTTGTTGCACCAGTTTTCCGAAACAGGTATCTGTCATTACCATCTAATCCATCTTCAAGTTTTTTTGTAATCTTAAAATTAACAGTATGAATTAACCCTTTATCGTTTTTGTGATATTCAAGAATCTTTTTAGTTAAATCAATTACCTTGGGTAGATTTTGATCCATCATCTTATAACTTAATGGGAATTTACCATCTGTTTTAATGGGTGATTTCTTAGGATCAAAAACACTACCTACATCGATGTATGTATATTCTCCATCATTTACACCCAAATCTTTCAGTTCTTTTTTATGATCAATAATTGTCGCACTCAAAAATATAACTTTTTCAGAATATCTAAACAAATACTTACTAATCTTATCAATTCTAAATGGTGTAAATGATACACCAGCCTTTTGATTTTTATTATATTGATCTGGTTCTTTTAATTCAACAATAAATTCAGTAAGTTCACCCCCACCACTAATAGGATTCCAATTATCGAATATATTTTGGATACTATTTAAAACACGTATAATTGCTTTATTTTTATACGTAGTCTGTTTATACAGTTTATGGTGCTTATCTTTTAAAATTTCTACAAAATCTGCTAGTTTATCTGAGAATGCATCTTGTAACCCAGATAGCCATTTAAACCCGTCAATTTCTCCATCCTTCGTTAACACTTCATACTTATAGTCAAGAATTTTTTCAATTGCTTCATAGGAAATATCTAAGGAATATGCATCAACTAACGTCCCTTCAAGTTCGCTTGCTTCATCACAAATAATTACTTGACGTTTTTTAACATGTGGAGGTAGATGGATAAATGAACTATAGTTAAATACACCAAAGTTATTTTTCAATGCATCGTTACGCGCCTCATAATACGGGCAACGCGCACAATCCCAACATTCCTTCAGTTGGCGTTTACTGTGATTACATGGACCATCCTCAACATCAAAACGATCATCAACTGCGCATTGGTAATTTGTTTTACCCTTCATCAAACTGATGTTCGAAAAATCTTTTATATATTGGTCTTGAAGCTGTTTGGTAACTGTCAATACAGCACACCCATAATGCTGATATTGTTCCGATTCAGCTTCACCACCCTCTTTAAATGCTCTGTATGAGCTTATATAGTCATTATAACCACTGCATGGCTCTCTGGTAGCATTAGCTATAGATGCGGCCACAAAACTCTTACCTACCCCAGTAGGGGCACATACCATGATAAATTTCTTATCACTATCTAATGCGGTTTGTATTTGTTGGAGAAGCACAACTTGTTCTGGTCGCGCTTCATATCCCTTTGGGAAAGTTTCTAGTAAATTAGGAAAGTTGTTTTCGGACATATATCAATTGATTAAAAAATTTGGATTCGCTATTATGCCCCATTTTTATCAATTTGTCAACTTGTTTTTTATCTTGCACCATGTCAACTATGCGATATGATAAAATTAACTCTTTATCGAATTTGAATGCAAATGGTATCGGGAGAATGTAATCTCTGGCCTTATCTTTTGATTCAATCCTATAATGAGTAAATGGGAGCTTAACATTAAAATTTTTAAGATTCCCTTTTTTCAATGTAGTTTCCTCACCGTTAATAATAATATAAAATTCAATATCGTTTTGAAGATAATTATTAAAAATAATATTTGCTAATTCATTTATAACCATGGAATTATTTATTCCACATTTTGAAAAAGCAACTATTTTTTAAGAAATTCTATTTTATCCTGTTGTGACATGTTGGCAATATTATTATTAAAGTATTCCCAGAAATTTTCAATATTATTTTTAGTGTCAACAGGAAATGCACGAATAGAATTACATCTATATACATATATGTTTCGATAATCTTGCATAAATATATCATATGTTACCACAAGATTCTTTTCATCTGGGTTATAACCCTTTGGTGGATATGGTGATGCACTTTTTGGGTATCTAAAACCAAGTGCAGATTGAGCACCAATAGATGCTAAAAATTGGCTGTTTTGAAAATTGGGGTATGCGCCTGTGCAAAACATCCTACGAGTGTTTGAAGACTGCGTAGGATGTTTCCGTTGATATTTTAACTCAATAACGTGGTTTAGTAACATTTGTTTTAAACCGTCTCTTGAAAGGAATGCCATATGTAATTATTTATTCATCTTCGTCAAATCGGCACATATATTCTTGTCTAAATTCAGGTTTTGTTGATATATCATATCTAAGTGGATGATAAATCATTAAGTTCTTCCATGCACGAATATGAACCTTTGCGGTTGGATGTTTATCGAATAAATCTGCTATTTCCATCATTCGGTCAGCCATTTCTAGCTCGATATGTTTATGTGAACTCATCGTAATATTCGTAAACTTCGTCTAATTGCGATTCATCTTTAATGCAATATACATAATCGCCATCGCCACAACTTGTAACTTCAACATCGTTACCGTGTATAGATTTATCATATAACTCACGGGCTACATCAATCGAAAAATCTTTGGGAGTGAATGGAAACGACTTGATATATTGCCTACTATTAAGGACTTTATTTGTGCGAAAGTCTTTAATGGAGCCACTAAAGCAGTCATATTCATCTTCGCCTTGGAACCTAATAGCATCAATATAATATGCCTGACCGTTTTTACCATCCTTAAATACCGCTGATAAACGATTATTTTGATACATTTCTTTACCACCAAGGGTGTTATCCAGATTATTCCATTCGCTATCTTCACCAGTTAATGGCGATAATGGGTTGAATGTTAATGCATTCTTAATAGTATTGCTCAAAACACTCGCATAAAAAGGAGCCGAAAATCCACTATGTCCCTCGTCGGATGCAATTTTTAAAATTTCTCTAATTACATCAATATAATTATGTATACATAGTTTATCTTCATATTCATCTTCATCTGCATATTCTTTGTCTTTTTCAAATTGTGATTGTAGAATCTTCAATTCTCTTTCAAAATGTTCTGTATAGCTCATATTATTGCCCCCCCTCAACTTTCTCGCTAATAGCGAAGATACGATCCTCTGCAATAAAGATACAATGATTAATTACACCGTATCCCTTAACATTCACCGCCTTTGCATTAATCCCCTTATCATTAGGGAAGGTAACATAATCCCCCTCTTTAACAAGTTGTGAGCCTCTACCTGCCATAACTACCTGCCCAGTCCTCCATGCTTTAGTCTGACCTGCCATAGTAGGTATAAACACCCCCCCTTTTTTAACATTGTCACCATCGCCATCTTTAAAGTGGACGAGTAATGTATCAAACGGCATTGCCACAATTTGATATTCTGTATCTACGTCATAGTTTGCGCCTGAATATTTATCCAGTTGAATCGCACCTTTTACCTTATCTTCAGTGCGCATTATGTGTTCTCTATGTTTAATTATATCTTCTAGTTGGTTTGTTTGTTGTTCCATAATTTTATTTTAATGTGTGTTTAATTTTATCGATGTCAATATATCCTTCGTTCACTAAATATTTAGTTTCCCTCACTGATAATTCAAGTGCATCAGCTAAAAATTCTAAAGACTCTGTATATAATGCAGTGTCTGATTTGAGTTTAACCTTTTTGATATAGCTATAATTCACTTTACCGAGATTCGGGAACGTATGGTATAGATAGAGATACGCACTATACTTATCACGAAAATTATATTTATTAAGCTTATTTAAGAATGGAATAATTTTTTTAGAATATTCGTCTCCGCATGTAATGAAAGATAGCCACCGAATTACCATATAGTTGCCAATATATTTGGCTTCTATATAATCCTTGGACAAAGGTTTCTTCTCTGTAATAGACGAAAGTTGCTTAAATAGATCACTCACTAAAATGAGTATACCATATAGCGAATGAATTGTCAAATATTAATTAACGTTTTCGGCGTTTTCTTCACCACTTACCTTCTCATATATATGAAATGGGACGGCTTTTTGCAATTTAACCGCGATCATCTTATCAGACATTCCTGCTTTTTGTAAGAGTTTAATTTGAGTCTCTAGCCCATGGATAAATTTTGGGTGCAGTCCTAAATTTCGTGGATAGAGTCTACGTTGGGTCTGAGTGATAGACGAATGTGCCTCTTCAATAATATTTTCTACGAGTTTTTTATGTTTCATATAATTATTTATAAAAATATCCCTAACCCTTGTCTTATCTTATCGCCCAACACTGTAGAAATAATTCCACCTTCCACCATAAAGTTATCATATGATGATAAACCTTGGATAGATGTATCAGTTAATTCATTATCCCAGTCAATAACACTGCCCATTTTAGTAGACTCTACGGGTAACATCTCAAAAAAATCATAATAATCCACAAGATTGCCTCCAGAAGGAACAGATAACCCCCATCCCCAATCTTGTGAATAACTACTCAATGGGTATGTGGTTAAATCATTGAATATTAGTGGTGTGATGATAGTATTATATTCATTAAAACGCTCAGTTGCAATTATTTTAGTCTGTGGGTCAGCTAATACAGTATAAGTGGAAATGTCGATAGAAGCACCTTTAAAATCCTCAATTACCCCAGTTGTGTATTGATCACCCCAAAGTTTTTTATATTTAATACTGAATAAATCGACGATACGTTTAATATCTCTTGGATACACAAGGTCAACTTCAAAATCAATACCTACTTCACTACATACAGATTTTAATGCATCTATAGAACATGTATCAACATCACTATGGTTCATTACAAAATTAGCAATTTTTTCATACATGTTTTTGCCGAAGTAAGTCCCGTCATCATATTTATTACCGAAAATACTTCCCAGAAAATCATCAAATAAATGATCAAAGTCAAGCATAGATTCAGTGGTTCTATATGACTTTAATGTTTCTGTCATATCAAAATCCTCATTTATTTTTTGAAGATTATACTTATTTTTTGGATGTATGACAAATGGCTCGGATTCGCCAGATAGACTATATGTATTAACAGTCCCTCCATATCCAAATTTATTATACCATCTGAAACCATTCCAGTCACCATATGCCACATATTTATTTGTCGTTATAGGTAAATCTTCTGTGATTGATATATTTTGATAAATCGATGGATCGGATGCATTAAAAATAACCACCCTATCATTATCACTATCAATTAACCAAACATTACCATATGAATCACCAGCGATCCCACCAATGTTTTTTATGCTGTTAATCCCCCCAAATTGTGACAGTGGGTATGTATTACCTATTGTATATAATGTATCGTAAACATTACTACTGGAGATAGATTTTGACGCTACCCATAGGGATTGGTTTATATCAATTGTTATAAATTCGGAATTAAATCCAGCGGATTCAGATGATAATAGCGCGTTTGTAGATGTGTCATAACTTCTGATATACGACTCCTGTGTGTTAACATTAACAGCTAATACATATAATATATCACCATCCCTATTAGACACCATATCTACGGCTTGATAATTTTCTAGCTCGATAATATCAGATGATAATACAGATATACCATTGGTTCTATCAATACTGTATTCACCAATAAAATTAGCACTTAAATTTGAAACATATGATATATACATATTAGTATTATCACTTATTAATTCAATTGCAGTTGGTTGAAATAATAATTCACCTCTATCAAGTGATGTATTATCAACAACATAATTAGGTAAACCCCCATCAACAACATAATTCCCGAATTCGTCAACTATAACATTTGAAGGGATGGGTGGGTATAGCACCATTTCGGTTAATATATTATCATCAGAATAAATTAATTTTGAAGCGTCTGTTAATGTTATGAAGTAATTTCCTGATTCATCAAAACATAGTTGGGCTGGCGATACATGACCATTAATACTTTCATCATATGAGCTAAGTTCAATACTAGTTAATACATTAAATGCTGTATCGTATGTTTCAATTCGTGAATCATCACTGTCTAAAAATATTGTTTCATATGATGGTGTAATAGCTGTCCCAAATTTATTTGAAGTGAACCCATCAAAGGTGTTGCCAATAATCTCTGAATCTTTTCTATTATACGATGTAGAAAACCCCTCAATAAAAGATACCCGATATATTCTATTAGAATTCTCATCAGAGAATGCCCCAAATCTTGTAGGGTTTCTATTTAAAGTATAATCGATTAATGTTGATGCCGTTAATATGACACTTGCCGTTGAAATATTAGTTGGGGTGAAATATGATTCATAAAATCCACCCAATTTACTAAAATCTGTTTTGAATCTTAATAAACTGTTCCCACTCAAAGATGGACTCGGTAATATATCAACATCCCCAATAAAACCAATATCTAAATTATATGAGCCAACTAACTCACTTTCGAAGGGATTTGTTTTTATATAATTACCACTAACGTCAACTAATCTAATATTAAATGGTATAGCCGTATTTTGAAATTTTAAAGGATCAAAATCAAATATTCCATTTGATGTTATATCTAATCTATATGGTGTTACATTATCAACAAACACGGAATTAATTAAATTTGGATATTGAATATAATTCTCATTTCCAAACTTTACATCGCCATATTTAGATGTGAGTGGTTGAGATACAATTATTGTTGATGGTAGATATGATGATTCGTCAACATCAATACCAGACGGTGTATCATCGATAAAATAAAATTCTGCGGTCGAACTCGTTCCTACGAATACTGATTCTGATGGATTTAAGCCCTCACCAATAATTATTTCATCATTAACCATTTGTGCATATAATTTTGTATGCGTTAATGAAACAGTATCAATAACGTTTTCATTGACATCGACAAATCTCCAAGTTGGTTTTAGATGAATTCTCTTATCTGTAATGTCAAACGGTATACTGTTGGAATTTTCAACGTAAAATGTTAAAAAGCTATTTTCATCGTATGTCTGATAACTATTATATACTTCGGCTTTAAATGGTATAGAGTTTTTTACTGATGCTACGATGGAGGATGATGCATATGAATCACCTGCCCACTTCATCAAATTAGGTATCAAATTATGTGCAGTAATAGTTTGGGATTCAGATGATACAATGTCACCACTAGAGAGATATTGTGACATTGTAACATCATATATACCAGCTTCGGTATAGACATGTGATGCAGATGATAGCGGTGATGTATTACCATCACCAAAATCCCACAAATAGTAGCTCTTACTATATATATCGGATGATAGTGGGTCTGCTGAAAACGGAGTTAACGCATTAGTGTATAATACATTATCAGATGTAATGTTAAAATTTGGATTAGCCATTTACAACTGTAATTCTTGAGGTTAATGATTCTAGGTCAAAGAAGAATGCATATTGAAAATCCTCTAATGAAATATTTTGCGAACTACTGACGTAAGATGTCTCGTAAACAACATCCCACATATATAAATTAAGTCCAGTTTTTTCAACATTCCCATTAATTGTTGACATTCTGCCAACACCTTTAATATTCAATATAGAGTTTGTGATGACTTGTAAATCAATAGTTTGCCCAAGCTCAAAATTTGATGGTAGGAAATAGGTTTTAAAAATATCTTTAATTGAATCTTTAATATTCTTAATATCAACACTAGAGCTTGTAGTATAAATTCTTAATTTCGATTCATCAATATGTGAAAACTCTGGATTGGCATTCGACACGCCAATGTCCACACCCATATATACTGGATCTTGAATGATAATGTCTAATGAAATTTCTTTCTTTGTATCCATTGAATCAATAATTAATCTTTTTTGCTCTGTATTCAAATAATTTAAACGTTTAAGTGTGGAATATTGTTGCTCAACACGAGGGACTGCATAGATATATACGTTGTTAAAGTTACAAGGCGTTGAGAATGCGTATTGATTAGTTAATACTCGACCGTCCTCAAAAGGATATACAACCCCAATCTTACTTAAATATGCTATATGCGAGCTAAGAAAATCTCTGTTGTTTACAACCTTAACGCTACTAATAAAGCTACTGTAATTATTTTTAACAAACGATGTAAAGTCATTCTTACTAATCAAACGATTTTGACTTTGGAAGAAAATGGATGCATTTTCACGAATACTATCAACATCCTCTCGATCTGATGACTGCGTTGATGGCAATTCATTTGAAAAAGACACACCAGAAACATCTCCTGAAGTGATATAGTTGACGTTACTGATGCTACTGCGTATAGTCTCCATGCGTGGTGATGAATATAGGGTGATGTTTCCAGTTAAGAAATTCTCCGTAACCTCACCCTCTTTACTTTGACTATTAAGATAAAAAATACTGATTAAGTCACCACTAGCTAAAGACGCCCCATTAATACTATCACCGAACACAATATCATAATTATCATTTTCATTTAGACGAATTGAGAATTTATTTTCATCAAATGATGCAAAATATAAATCTTCAATTTTTTCCCACTGTGACCAAACGCCATTTCTACGGACATATACATTAATTGTATTGCTATCGATATATTTATTTTTAGTAGATAATTCGATAGTTTCGCCAGCTTCACCAACTGCTGTATAATCCGACAACTGTTCATATTTACCATTGTAAAGAATATATGAATCAGAAAAGTCCACTAATTTCTCTTCTTCTCCTCCAGATGTTTCTTTAATAAAAATAGCGTCTTTAATAAATGAATATGAAATACCATTAATATTAAAAAATGAGTAACGTGGGATACTGTATGTTCCAGCATCAAGAGTGGATGTGGATGTAAACCCCACAGTGGAAGCAACAAAACCAGTTGGTTTATAACCGATTAACTTAACAATTCTGTTAATGTTCTCGTATAATTGTGCATCGGAAAATAATGACTCTTTAGATGTTTGGTTCAAATAAAACAGCATTGTGTTATTTGAATAAGCAATAATATCTAAGAGGTTGTTGAGATTACTGCCCACAAAATTTTGGTCAGTAAACCATGCATTTTGACTCAACTTCTCGATCATATAATCTTTGAATGATGTTGCATCAAAGTTTAAATATGCATCAGTGGGTAGGTTGTAGTTGATTAGATTCTCAGTTGCCATATAATTATTTAGTCAGTCAGGTTAAATTGTAAAGCCATTTTCTGTGAAGATCGCACCGTAGTTAAAATTCTTCCCCAATGATGGTAAATTAACCGATAAAGAAATATTATATTTATTATTTTCGGCATCTACATCAATGTTCAAAAAATTAACCGTAACGCGAGTTTCATACTTTTCAATACCTTGAGCAATACGCCTTGCAATTGATCTAGCAGAAAACTCGTTTACATTCTCAAATAGAAACTGATGAAAATCAAGTCCATATTCTGGATTTAATATTCTTTGTTTTGGTCTTGTTGAAAATAAATTCCTCAACGAATTACCTATAGCTTGCTCATCAAAGTCTGTATCTATATCTGAATTGCCAGATTTCCGTATAGAATTGCTTTCACCAAGTGGAATAAATTCTTTTTGAAGATCAAGGCTCAAATCTGAATATGTATACTCAGTTGAAGTAGGTTTTTCGAATGTAATTTGTAAGGCCATTTCTTTTAATTATTTATGGGAGGATATTGATATTGAAATAACCCACAGTTTTATAAATAATTAAAAGGCTTAACTATGAAATTTAACAAACAATATTCAAAATACGCAAAACTTTATCTTGAAAATGTAAACAACTTCCCCGATCAAGGTGATCAAGTTGTTTTTAAAAAGGGTTGGGAAAAAGATGAATACGCTCAGAGTATCGTAAACACCAGCACTGGTGAACGCATTCGTGCCATGATTGATCAAGGCACAGACCCTCTTATTATCACTGGTATTCAATATAAAAGACCTACTTCATATGGTTCGTTTGGGTCACAAGAACAAAACCACATCCATAATGAGACAGAAATTTATGCTACAGTGTCGCAACAATACGCCCTTGGGTTGTATAACGCAATTGTTGTATGTCCCGTATCTATGCTACAACGTGTTGAAAATGGCACAAACCTCCCACCACTTTCGGATAATCAAGTTAAGGAATATCGTCAAACAACTGGCGAACACCCAAATTTGAACAATAGTCCAAATAGTCCTTTGCCTCAAACTAATGCTGCGCTAAAGGATCACGGATTTAAAAATAACTCTCAGTTGCTTCCAACAAAGCATAAGAAGTTCTAGTCAACATATCTTAAAAAACCCCCGATTAATTAATCGGGGGTTTTGATTTAATATTGTTTAATTGAGTTCACGTAGTTTATTATCTGCCTCTTCACGCTTATCCTCTGCCCGATCTCGCTCTAAATAATATTCTGACGACTCTACAATGCCTCTCACTTGAATCGCATTCAAAAATCGCGAATATAATTCAATATATTCGAGTTTCGTTTGAGTTTCCTCACTGCATTTGATCTTATCTAATAGATCTGTTAGTATTTCTGTTTCTAATGTTTTCCATTGTTTTATTGTTTTATTGTTTATTGTAACTCCCTGATTCTTAAAATTGCTGTAAACATATTAATTTCAGCATCTGGTTTTGTTGGATGATCACCAATTGCATCTCCCAATACTATTAATATTTTAGACTTTCTATCATTATCAATATCTGACTCACATACAAACTGAAATAATTTGTTACCCAATGTGAAATAATCATTATTAAATTGAGATTCGCTCTCAATAATTAATTTATGTAATTCGTGTATAGATAATGTATAGATTTTATCCCATAGCTCAATAACAAATGATTCACTGAGAGTCACTGCGTCTGTAACGTCTATAACACCGTCTATAACACGCGATTGAAGATCATTAAGGCACTCCCTAATGTCTGGGAAAAAACCCTGTATAAACGGCACTACAGACTTGTCAAAGGTTATACCTTCATCCTTTAAAATTGTAAGGATGTGTTTTGCGTATTCTTTGGTGGTATAGCTCATGTCAAACGCCACACACCTACTTTTAACTGCACCAGTGATTTTATGACTATGGTTGGTTGTTAAAATAAAAATAACATGGCCAACATTTTCCTCCATGATATTATTCAACATTTCTTGCGCTTGAAATGACAGCCCACCCGCTTCGTCAAGGATAACAATCTTCTTCTTACCATCAAATGATCCCGTCTCAACATATCGAGTTATATTTGTGCGTATATCCTCAATGCTAGTTTTATCACTAGCATTAACATACATGTATTCACAATCAAGGATATCATTAGGAACCATCTTTGCCAATGATGTTTTCCCAATACCATATGAGCCAATCAGCAAAATATGCTGGGTTATTTCACCAGTGGCTTTCATGTTGGTGAAATAAGAGTTCACACGATCTGACGTAATCAAATCATCAATTGTTTGTGGGCGATATTTTTCAGCCCAATTATCTTTGATTGTTTTACTCATTATTTCCCTGTGCTCCCAAATCCACCTTCACCGCGTTCACTTGGTGTTAATTCTTCGACTTCAATCCATTTTACATCGCGAACATAATCTGGAACAAGTTGGCAAATCTTATCGCCATATTGGTATATTCTATCCATATTAATCAATACAGAAACTCCACCAACCCCCATCTGTGATTGCATGACCACAATATCCTCTGGTTGGATAATATATGCAAATCGCACAAGAATATTACCGCGATAACCATTATCTACAGTTGATGGCGTATTTCTAAGTGCTAAATTATATTTAGAGATACTTGATCGAGGGCGAAGTTCAAATTGAAGAGGTATTAGTTTATTCATTGGTTCAATCCCTAAATTAGTTTCATATTCAATATAGTCAATGCGTCTCCACAAACCTGTAGACGTTTGTTCACCAATAATCTTTGGATTAGATGCCGCAAATAAATCAAATCCCGCATCGTCCCAATGCTTCTTTTCGGGAACTTTAGCGTCTTTACCTAACTTATAAAATATATTAATTTTCTCCATTCACACAATATATCATAGGTTTACTTGCAAATCAAGCCTTTTATTATAAATATTTTTATATGACTGATTTTGAAGACGAATTTAATGAGATTGCAAAGGGATTAGCGGAGGAACTGCAAAGTAATCCACCAAACCAAAGGAATTTTAACCCCCCAATGGAAGAAATTGCCGTTCGGGACTTAAATAGTGATACTACTATTGAGGAATATATTAACGCATCGGCTCAAAAAAGCAATGAAACTCTCAATCAGGTATTGGCTCGCCTAGCACCTGATGTTGGCGATGACCCAGAGCGAATTGATGCATTCGCAAAATTAATTAAAAGTAATACCGAAATTCTTAAAATTTTTAACGATCAGCTTATTAACAATAGGAACAACCAAACTAAAATAGTTATTGCAAAGATGAAACATGATGGCTCAATGAAAGATGTCATTGAAAATGAGGAGAGTGTAGTATCATCTAGAGATGATATGTTCCGTCATTTAATCAAAAATGCAAAAATTACTGAATTTGAGGAAGGGGAAGGGCAAGAGTTAACCTAATCATTCCAACTTATTCAATTTGACCCCGACTATACTGTTTGTATAGGATTCACCAATAAAACTATGTTGGACACTCATACAAAACCATTGTCCTTGTAGTTTGTTTTCATACTCACTTGGAACATAATCATTCTCCCTTTGAATACTAAAAAATGTTCCTGCCTGTCTATGAGTCATCCCAATCGTAGTAAACTCTAATGCGAGATTGAGTGAATACGCAGATTGTAATACCTTATTTCTAGATAAAAATTCTAATGTATTTTCCGCTTTGTGAAGTGACCCGTATGTATGTGCAACATTTCTATTTTGTAATCTATATGTGTCTGTTTTAAATATAGTTGAATTTTTAAATAGTGGTTTATTTAATTTCGTGGCATAATTATCAGTAAAGTAAGTTTGTGTATCTGCTAAATCATAATGTTCAATTCTAAATTTCCCATCATTAAAATCATATGAGTGAGCAATCGTGGTCTTAATAGACTCAGATGCGTCATAGTTAGAAATTTCCACCATCCTATAATCTTCAAGCTTCGATAGATCACCAAAGAACATATTATTATTTATCCCATAATTTGTTGGAACACGCCTAGATTTTGGGATTGTTGCAGTAGAGCCGCCCTCTGCAATAATAAATGTCTCAGATTGTAATTCACCCGATTTGGTTTTATCAGTCTGATTTAATGCCTTACTAACAATATCAGAAAACCTATTAAGCTTCCATATATCTCTGAATCTACTCTTCTGTAAAATACAAAAATCACTGTCTATTGCACTCTGATGTGAATTATACAAATATAATAAATCGTCGTAATATGTTTGACTAATCGGCGATGTATAGAAAATATCATTCTTACCATCGTCCCAATCGGGGTCTATCTCAGCATCTGTCAACGCCTCTTTAATCATAGACTTTAAAGCAAATCCCGTTTTGACCATATTGTCTTCATTGTCTCGTAGATATGGTTTGATTGTTGAGGTTACATATTTTGATGTTGAAAAATTACTAGTCTTTCTCAACATGATATCTTTATCGCGTTCATGAAGAAATAAACGCTTAAATTTCTTTTCTGGGTCATCTGATGGAATATCTTCCATATCAACAATTGCAAATGTGTATTGTAATGTCCACACTTCATCATTTATATCGCCCTCATTTTGCCCTGCATAAAGTATAGGTGTCAACTTAACAAATATATAGTCGGTATCATATAGATTAAAATCAAATGATGCCTCAGTGATTCTTCCATCAGATGTCTTAAACCCCCTCTGTAATGCATTCAATGAGTTATCAATAACCATCTCTGCATCTACAAATGGCTCAAATACATTATCCGAAATACTCAACATTCTAACAGAACTTTGCGATAATGGAACGAAGTCATTATTATTGTTCGCAAGTATGATATCGAACATATATTCAATATCGTTGATTTTAGCAATATTGGTTTTATTTTTATTCATTTATTCTGGTCCGAATTTTGTCAATCACTAGGCGAACGTATTCTGGTTTCAAAACCTTTAGTTCTGTTCCTGTTTCTGGAAATTGAATTGGGTTAATTATACCATTAATTAAACAAATTAACCACCATAAATCAATAGTATTATAATTTTCATATGAAATAATAGTCCATGCAGTAGGTCTATTGACAGTATAAATATTATAAAACTCTGGCTCTAAGTCGGTATCAATATCAAGATTATTGCTTAAATTATATATATAATAATTATCAATATCATATACTTTAAATACATTTTCATATTTAAATTCATCGAGCTTTGGTAAACCGCTTATATTATTTTGATAATCAGTCATTAGAATAACCCCCTTACTGCACTACTAGCATTGGTTACGGCTTCACCCACAGATGATTTAACATTACTGAACGCTTTACCGATAGACCCATTTGCAAACCCATCTTGAGCATTCTTTGCAATCCCAGAACGATTATTTGAACGCTCTTTATTGATTGAAATATATGATATTTCATTCCCATTTGTTGTAATATTTGCATCTTTATATGTTTGCTCAACTGATACAAAGTCTTTTGATGTTGTATCACCACCAAATGTAACCGAAATATTCCTATCTGGATTAACCATAGCGTTCATAAAGTTTTTACTCTCTTGGAATACATCTTGAATATCAATGGTTACTTTGTATGCATCAGGAACAATGGTTCTAAATTTGGAGTTACCAATAGAGCCAGATAAATCTAAGTCCATGATACGTGTTGCACCAACAAAGTCAACCTTTAAACCCCTAATCCAACTAACTGGAGATTTTCTAACTCCAGGTATTTCAATTTCATACAATGGTGGTGGGTCAAATGTTGTTTTTGTTCTTCTATTAGGTAGATTATTATAGATAAGTAAGAAACATAGTTCCCAATTTTTAATAATATCCTCAATAGTTGTTGTATTGAATAAATTAAATGTGAGGCTATATGATGGGCCACTATCGCCAAATTTATATTGTTTAGCGCGTTCAATATATGTTCCAACATTAGCTTTCATATTTAAATCCATGCCAGTTGCTTGATTGGCTGTTTCAAAAAACGACATAACTTTATTTAAATCTTCACCAAATCCAGCAATACCTTCACCAACTGCGGCTAATCCTTTACTTATACCCCCGCCACCTTCAGGTGTTCCCCAGTTTGAACCAACATTATGATTTTGTTTATCAAAATATGGGAAAATAAATTCCCAACCAGTATCGTCCAACGCATATAATCCAGCATATGGGGATTCTTTGTCTTTTGGTTTTGAATTCAATGCCGCAATAGCATCGGACTTCTGTTTCGTCGATAATGTGCTATTATTAATAGAATTTATAGCACTTTTCTTTAGTGCATCTCCAACCGTATCTGTGATTTCCCCACCCGCTTGATATACTGCCGTGATATTATACAACAACTGTTGTAACATAACATCGTTAGTAACTTTACGTTCAACCATGTAGATATACGGAACATCCTTTCTAGATGACTTTGGTGAAAGTGTCCATGAATGATCTAATACAACATTCACAACCCCATTGTGAGTGTCGGGAACTGCCATATCTGCACCACTATTTGTTTCTGTTGTATCTTCTTCTAATTTAAATAATGCCATAATGATTAATTTCCAAATGCTGGTCTAAGTGGGGTATATTCCCTACCATTTCTTTTAACGGCGGAAGATCCACCTGATGTTGCACCAAAGTTATTTATGTTTGTATTTGAACTACTTTGTGTTGATATACCCACACTACCCCCCGATTCATTCATTTTTTTAAGCTCGTCTACTATAGACTGGTCATTTATACGTTGTTGACGTAACTCCATCATTTCTAGCTCAAGTTTTTTGGCCTTATCTCCCCTCCGACCACGCCATCCATCATCCCCTTCAGATAATAATTGGACTTGTTTTTCGTATTTAGATGTCACTTTAGCGAGTTCGATATTAGTATTATCTAAATCCTCTTCTGCATCTACCATTGCCCCTTTTTTATATGATGATAATCCCATCATATCCAACCCTTTGCCAATTAACCCATCTGGCATACCTCTAATAGAATATAATCTATCAACAATCCATTGTATCATCCCTTGTATCATCGCTGATATAGTATCTGATATAGTTGTATATATAGATTTTATACCATCTTTAAGTTTCCCAGACATTGTTTGATCTCCATTTTCATCAACGTCGCCAGTTGTATCACCAACGATAAGGTCATATACTAAGCCCATTCCAGGTATTAAAGCAAATCCCGCCCCCATTAATGATTTAAACCCCTCCTTTACGTCACCCCCAACAAAATGGGCAAGTGCTTCACCTAACCGAGTCACAGTCCCAATAATAGGCAAATTTCTTGCATTATCTTTTATCCATTTAGACACACCATCTACAGCACCGCTAAGACCACCACCTTTTGCACGATTGGTATCAATAGTTGCGCTCATAACATCCAATGCTATGGCGATAGCTGTCCCAACACCTGGAACCATTGTGGCTACAGCCGATCCCATAGCCATTAATCCCTGAATAATTTGCCCATTTTTAAAACGAATAAATGCATCCCCAAGAGATATAATAGACCCAATAATCGGAATTCGTTTTAAAAAACCCCTCCCAAGAACTTTCAACAATCCCTTCCTTCCCCCAACTCCAAACGCCTTTGCTACAGAAGATGTTCCCGTTCCGAACATTTTCATAATAATCCCACCCTTCCCGAAAATTTTAGCTGATAAATTTCTAAGGAGTCCACCCTTTGTAGCAAATAATTTACCAAAAAATCCATTAAACAATGTCGAAAATGATTTTGCTAAAATTGTAAATACGCCTTGAAATGGATCACCTGATATCATTTTAGATAATGACCCCAACAATGTGCCACCAATTGCCACCAATGGTATCGCAAATTTAATTATTTTTTCTAATAGACTACTAGTGTTTTCATCTTTTGTTTCATCTACGGATTTACTCTTCTTACCCGAGCCAAAATTCAATTTTCGCAATAGGTCATTGTCAATATCAATAATTTTTACTTCAAGAAGTTGTTTGGTTCTACTTTGGGATTGCGCGTTAGCATCCGACTTAACCTTCTGCATAAAAATTTGATCAATAAAACTACTTTTTATATTTGGAACCTTTTGCTTATCAAGTAAAAGCCTAGTGGATTCGGCAATGACATCCCTATTTTCTTCTAAAGCTTTTTCAAACGCAGCACGTTCCGCTTGAAGTGCATCAGGCACATTTGGGCGATATGTATTACTCTTGGGCTTTTCAGCTTTTTTATCCTTTGCCATATTAATTATTTATGGCTAGATGCTATTAATTAAAAAGTTCTGAAGTCACTTGAATATCTGTATCTTCATCAATTTTATACATAGGTTCATGCAATTTCTTTAAGTCTTCAATATATGTTTGAAGCTTAATCAATGCCTCTTCGCCAATATTATCTGTAATATCCATTTTATTTTGGAGCGTTTGTTGAGCAAATGACATTGTGTGTTCTGATGATGTAAGACGCATAATAGAGATATATTTACATAATTCGATAATATATAAATCAGAAATCATCTCACGCACAACATCATCATCACTTGGGGCAATCGCATAATTCTTTGAGTTAGAATATTCTGAATACAGTTTCTTTTCATCCTTAATGTTTGGAACAGTATATTCAATAATAAGATTATCGGAGGTATCACTCTTTGGTGTGAAGTCCTCCCTGATTTCCCTAATACCCTCAATCACATGTGCGAAATCTTTTCCCTTATATAGTTTAGATACGAAGTGATAACGCATTTGAATTAAAATTGCATCCTTATCAAAAGTGGTTAGATTATCAACAATGGCTGGCTCAGAACATAATTCTTTGATTAAATCATACACCCTCTGGTTAAAGATAGCATTGAAGATGGGATTATCTAAAGCGGATTGAATTATCAACCTCTTATGTTTTGCTGTAAGGGTAGAGAAATCTACTTCTCGTTCCAAAGATGGAATATAAATAGACTTAGAAAGAGAATTTACGTTATACTCTTTTAATGAATTGATGAAATCGGATGTTTGGCTCATATATATTATTTATTTGTCATTATTGATTTGTCAACTTTTTGGCGTGGAAAGGTTAAAACCGTTCGGCCCATTACTACTACCCCCACCTTCGGCCTCATCTTGCCTTTCTTGTTCTTCATTGAATAATTGGGTATATAGCACAAATTCTGGCATTGTAATACACTTATGTTCTTCAAATGAAATACCTATTTTTATTTTTAAATCGTATAGATTTTTATATAATGACATTAAATCGTCCTTCAAAAATATTTTTATCATATCATATATGTAATTGTCTTCTAATGAAAAATTTATATTTTTCCATTGGTTATCCTTGGTATATAAAGTAAATAGGATTATGGATGCATAATCTTTCTCAATACTATCCATCACATCGTCTATCTGACTTTCAACATATAGTGGGATATATTCTTTCATGTCACTTGTATACGGGATCTTCTTCCCATGATCCCCAATAAAATATTTAATACAATTGTCCCTATCAAGCGCATCAATAACTACTTTATCAGCAATGAAATCCTCAACTTCGATAATATATTCGTCGCTGATTGATTGATATTTTGAATAAACTTTATTGATTATATCAATCAAGTTAATTTTTATTTTACCTTCAACACCATCTTTCCAAGATGTAAATGTGCGTTCATCGGATACACTATATGACCTTATTGATAGTAATATGATAAATATGTCGATAAGATTTAAGTGAGGTAATTCTTCAATACATAATTCATCTATAAGGATTTTAGTATAATCTTTGAATAAATTTATATCACTTTCCACACAAACCTTTTGGAGATTTTTATAATCATCAACAGTTAATTCTCTAAATTTTAGAGTTTTATTTTCTGTTAATTTAACTTTATAAAAGTAGTTCATTAGAATATATTTTTAATTTTGTTGATACTTTCATCTAAAATAACTGTATTTAGAATTTCTTTTACACCACCATTTGAGAACTTATCAATAAGGTCAAATACTGGAATATATGTTGTATTATACAAATCATATTTATTGTATGCAAACTCGATCCCAGTCCTTCTTTCAACTTCGCCATTTGAATAGTCATATGTTGCTGATGTGATACCTACAGGGCATACATCATAAAAATTCCATATTTTTCTCGCAATAGGTGCAAGATTTTGGCTAGTAAATCCATATTGAATGACTGTAATATTAGTCTTAATACTTTCGGCTTTCGGCCTTGCTACAAGCCCCTTGTGCTCAGATAGAATTGTCCACGGTCTTAATATACCATCAACAAATGATAAATATGTCTCTAAGAAGTCTAATATGAGGGGTTGTGCTGGTTCTCTACCTTGTGCTACTGGGCCACCTAGAAAACCCCGTATAGGCGGAGTGTATCCAATTATGTTACGTTCCTTGGGTAGTCTTACACCTTGGGCGAATACACAACCAATTGTTTTTTGTAAGGCATAATTTGTTAATGCTTTCTTAGGGATGTTCCACCCTTTCTTGTCACCAGATGTATATTCTAAACCCTGAAGAACTTCCGTTTGGAGTGTTTTTGGAAAATCTTCAAATAATATAATCCATTGTGACGCATTAGATGGTGCAGATATCCACGATTCCATCTGTTGCAAAAAATAGGAACGTGGGCTAATTGTAACCAAAGATGGTATATTGCCTAGAATAGTTTGGCCTATATCTGGAGACTGTAAACCACCTTTTTTTAAAACTGTTATTGGGTTATTCAAACTCATATGTTATGATTATTTATTCCAATTTTTTGCTGTCCTCACCCATACCGCAGCAGACAAGGATGCTGCAAGGTTGTCATCATTTAAAATTAATTCCGCAACTTTATTCTGCGTGTGTATATCATTTACTTTCAACGATTTTAAGTATTTTGCGACACTACCAAATTGTTTATCAAATTTTTTACCAAAGAATTGTTGACTATTAATAAATAAATCTACGGCAGTCTTAGGCTCAACTTGCCAATATCCTCTGGCTGGCCCACCACCAGTTTGAACCCTAGTTCTATATTGTGATTCGATTTGTCCTGTATAGGACAATAAATCTTTTAAAATATTTGACTGAACTCCATTATCTCCATCAAAAATATATGCAGCTATGTCAATTGCTTGCCATGCAGATTTAGGAACATTAACGCCAGCCTCTAATCGCGCCAATGCTTTTTGCTCAGTTGTTGCATTATCATCCGTTTGATAATATTTACTCCAAATATCGATAACATATGATACATCGTTCAATACCCACGATGACGACTGTTCACGTTGATTAGAATCACCTGCAACTGCTACATTTGGCGCACCCATAATAGATGCAGCACCCATTGCAACACCAGCAGCTATTTTACCAAGTTTGCTTTCGGTATATAAACTATATATGTTATCATTTTCTACTGCATCGATCATATAAATATTTATAAAAAAGCCCAGAATAACAATTCTGGGCCTTTTATCAAGATTATTGTTTAATTAAATATCTGATTCTTGCGTAAAATGAAATGAAAACGTTACAGTAAATTCCTGAATCGTCCCTGAATCTTCTATAGTATATTCTAATTCACCAACTTTTTTACATACCACACCGACAAGAGATACCTTTTTAATTGGATTTAATTCATTATCAATAAGGACCAAATCAATAACAGCAGATGCCTTTGGGGTGAAATAATTACCTGATGATGATTCATCATCGAATACCTCTCTACGCCATCCATCAAGTTTTTCCCAAAGTTGGAATCTCTGATCGGCAAAAAAAGTAAGTGTATATGACTCGCTACCCGAATATTCTACATTACCTGGGATATTAAAACCTAATCCCATAAATTTGGCTTGACTAGTGGTAACACCAGCAGTTGGCAACTTCGCGGCTTTAACATATACAAGGTCATCTGGCGTAAAAGATACTGACAACCCCGCACCTGAGTTAATTGCTAAAACGCGAATTTGATTCTTACGAGCAAAATCACGTTCCATGGCGACTTTATAAAAGTCTCTAATTGTTGATATTCCGTTTGGCATAGTTTAAATGAGTTTGTTTTAATTATTTATGAAAATAAGCACAATTATGGAATTTTATTAAATTGTTAAATTTATTCCATATGTTAACTAAAAATATATGTAATTTATCCATATACTACAATTGCATCTCCATCATAAACAACATCGTTACCGTAATATACAGCATTAGCTGGAACTGATTCCCCTTCGCTATGTGGTGAAAATTTATATCTTTTTTGACCAATATATTTATTCACATTATATGACGATTTAATTTCTGCTCTCTGTGAAATTTCTGATCTATTATTTGAACGAACTCTATTTCTAAATTTATCATTCACAATAGATTGAATATTCTGTGAAGTTGTTTTAAATGCATTTCTCATATATTAATTATTTATAATTTCCGCCGTTTTCAAATACCATATTACCAACAGTTAAGACAATTTTTTAACTGCAATTGCATGAATGCGCGGTCGAACTGTCAAAAAAGCATTATAAAAAAAGAATGAGTCTGGTAATGGTAAAGCTGCACCATCCTTTGTATGGTCATTAGTGTCCATTACGTTGTTATCAGGATCTATTGTATTAGAATTTATTATTGATTTTAATTTCGTTAATGATATGTCCGTATATCCAGAATGGCCTTGATTTCTACTAGAAATGGTTATGGTCTGATTAGATAATCCTTTATTATTTACAATAATGTCCAACCCAAAATATGCAGCAAAGTTTGTAGTGTCGCTGCTACGAGTTAGAGGTATATTGCTTCGCATTCTCCCACTATTATTGGAATATCTACGAGTGGTATTGACTTCATTTGATAATAACAGAGACCCGCCATAACCATTACCACCGTCGTTGAATTGA